AGAAATAGAAGCGGTCAAATAGTTTTTGCGGGTAAGAGGTTTCTATTTTTTCAGCACTTAAATCTTGTTCTTTGACTTCTTGTTCAGTGACTTCGGCAACTCGGTCTATTTTCGTATCAACATCTTCTTCATCATTTGCAGTAATCGGCTTAAAAGAGAAAACATCACCCGTAAAGTTCTCTAACGTTTTATCCACCTTTTTTTCTATTTTTTTTTTAATAACTTCTTCTTTGATAGCGTCTTTAATAAAATTAACTCCACTAAAGTGTTTATCATCAAGGAACATATATACAATAGAGAACAATACAATAAAAACAAATAAGAGAGTGATTTTATAACTAAATAATTGAGAAATGTGTTTGAATAGCATATATATAATGGCCATATTATTTTTGTATCATAATGTGTTTTGCAATGTTTTTAATAATTTTATTGTCAAGTTTGATTTGCTCTTCGCCGACATCACCGACGATATTTCTCATCATTTTAATACAAAATTCGTATTTGGGACTGTTCCAGTTTTGGCATTCGGGGAATTTCTCTCTCCATATACGTAATGCGTCAGAGTTATGTGCAGCGACAATACTAATCATTTTTCTTAATTTATTATTATTTGGGGTTTCTTTACTCCATGTATTGTTCTCCTTAATGTACATTGTTTCGCGTTTTAAATCTGTGCAATGTAGAGGTCTTTTAGTGACATCCATATTTTTAATTCTAGAAAGGATCATAGAAGTCATTCCAGAAACATATCCATTATTTCCTATTTCTTCAAGTTCATTGAGTTCAACCCGTATATTTTCAATAAATTCAGACATGTTAATAGCATCTTTGCATGTGGTATTTAGAAAGAAATTTAAGTTGAAGTTTTGATTATTATTAGTAATAGTATTATAATTATTTTGTGTGGATGGTTCTTTGGCCACAAGCTGCTTAATGGAGTCATGTTGTTGTTGTATAAGTTTATTTTGCTCTAAAATAAGATCTTTGAAGTCACTATTCTGTTTAAGAATATTGAGAAAATAAGACGATTCATCGTTACAGTTGGGTATGGTAGTGGGGTCATTATGCAGCGCGGCATTTTTTTGGCATTTTTTTCGATGTCTCCAGAGAGTGGTTCTGCTACTAAAGTACTGCATACATGATGCGCATTGGAAGTCCTCATCGGTCACTTCGCTGCATGTTTCATTTAATGCCTTTTTGTGTTTTGCAGTCAATAGGTGTTTGTTATAGTTGCTTTTCTTGCTGCATATAAAGTTGCACGGTGAACATATAAAATTTTGGCATTTTATTTGTTTCATTTTGTTTCATATTTTGAAACAAAAAAAATGCCTAAATTGTTTTCGAAGGAAAATATAAAAAAAAGTTATGCAGCGAAAGTTGTTCCAAAATTTGGTCGGGTTGTTAGCACCACCAGGCAAAAAACAGAAAACTGCACATTTTTTTCGAAAACTTTTTTTGGTTTTTCAAAATTGGACATTTTTTTTTTGTCCATTTTTTTTTTTCGATATAAAGTTTTTTATGTAAGTCTCGAGAATGAACAAAGAAATCACCATTTTTTGACGTTTTTTGGACATTTTTTGATGAATTTTCTAGGATGGTTATTTATTATTTTTTAAGGGTGTAGTATTGATTTGTATACTCGGAAATGAGATGTTATAAATGCCGAGATAGGTATACACTGCAATTGCAGTTGTAAGAATAAATATATTAATAGCAATAATGGTGTTATTTTCTAATTTCATAATTAGAATTGTTACTATAATGGCAAAGAGAGTGACAGATATGCCTAAAAGACCATGTGTAGAAACGTCATATGCAGCTTCTTTTCCAGCACTTTTAAATGCAATAAATAGAATATAGAAGAAGAGAAGAGGAACCCCCCACAAAAATGCGGTTAATTTTAAATAGTTTTGATTTGTTGAATATAAAGAAGCACTATATGAAAATAATCCTGCAAATAAAGCACCGGCAGCGGCATCCCGAATAATAGACAAATACATATATAATAATTGTACATTTTATATTATTCAGTGAATAATACAAAGAATATTCGTATGTAATGATATGAAAGTATTCAGTAAAGCTCAAATGATAGAACAACTTGCACAATTATTATACAATGGTATATGTGATTATACAGAATATGTGCATAAATACATTACAAATACATCATTTTTATGTCCATTAGAAGAAGTAATGATACAAGACTAAATCTTAACGAATAGCATTGTATATCGGTTTGTCTATAATGTTTGATTTATATAATTGCCTAACCTCCTGATTACATATATCATAGTTTGTCTGTAAAATTGTAAAATCGTTAACATTAAAAATATTATTTGGACTAGAAATAATACGGAAAAAATCATCTGTTGGTACAATATTATGCAAACAATTAGAGTTTATTAATTTTTTAGCACCATTAAACGTAATAATATATGAATGTGTATTTGTAGAATCCGAATAATACTTTAAAAAGTCGTTATATTTTTTAGAAAAGGGTGTTTGTCTCCAACATGCAAGAAGAATAATATCAAAATCTATTCTATTAAAGTTATCTGTAATCATATTCAAATAATTATTAAAATTACTTTTGAAAGTAGCGTCGTCTTCTAATATAAGTGTATAATCCGTTTTATTTTTCACAATAGTACTCCATACAGAGTAATGAGATAGAAAACAACCGATTTCTCCAGTATTAATGTCTGAATCTGGTTGAACGTAGAATTTGTATTTATCAAGATCAGTATCCCCGTCAACGCCTTTAATATAACGAACATTTTTCAACCCAGAAGATGGTAGCTTATATTTTAATTTATTTCTACGCCCAACATCTCTTTCCAACGATATAATGATTGTGTTAATATCATTCGTAATTATGTTATTTATTGGGAAAAGAGTATCAATTGTGTTTGTTTTATAAGTAATTTTATGTAGATCTCTAAACAGATATTCTGAAAGAAAATAGATCATTCTTTTATTTGTATAATCGCCATTTCCATGCAGTACACAAGGCTTGTGGTAAGAGTAACCGTTTTCAATCATTTTATTTTTATAGAAAAAATTAATGTTTTCAAGTTCTCCATTTAATGCTTGAAATAACATACATTTATAATCAATAAATATTTTTTCTGGGTTAACAATAAAGTATTTTGAATAACATAATTGGTCGTCTTCATTATTTTGAATGTCAATGTCATTAAGTATTTCAAGAATATTATATGCAGTTCCAATGAAAGAACCTGAATTTAAAAATCTATAGTGTTCATTTGGATTTGGATATATGTTTGCCAACGACTTATCGGGCCAGCAAAACGGTTCTCCTGAAAACATAACTTTATTAAATTGTTTATATTTATTTATGGCACGAAAATAAGTATCTGTAATAGTATCCGCATCATCACAAATTAGCACGTCGTATGCATCTGTGAACAAAACAATTGTATTTTGTAACTGTTCAGTGGACCATAACTCCAGCTCTCTTTTCAATAAATTAATTTTCTGCCCGCCTCCGGTACCCTTTTCCATATCTCCGCCACTCCAGACATCGTCTAGTCCCAAAACTTTATAACGAATGTTATGTTGTTTGATAGATTTTAATAAAATATTTAATCCAATGTTCGTTTTGTCTGTAGCAACGGTTATAAGTATAAAATCGTATGCATTATTATTAATAGAGCGGTTGTATGGACAATAAAACAAATAATCACTTTTAAAATCGGATTTGAGAATCGTTTCAAGACATGAAAAGTTTTGTATGATTTCAGAAGGTTCATTAGATAAGTTGTCTTTCAATGGAAAATAATCAAATATGCGTTTATCAATAATATTCAAAAAAAATCGTTTTGTAATTTGAGAACATTTGACTTGTTTAATCTGTTTTGAGAAAGAAGCAATAGTTTCCGTACTGTTGTATGTAAATTTTTTGCTAGGAATGTATTTAAAATTGGTGTTTGGGTTGAACTTATGTGTATCCCATACATTTATAACTAATATATCACGTATGTGATTATCATGAGAGTTATATATAGGATAGGTACCATGCAAATATTTCCCACCTTTAAAGACAAGTTGTGTATTTTCTACTGGAAAAACAATAGATATACAAGGAGTAGAAGGTAAATTTATATTGTTGTTGTTATTATCGTTTCTATTATGTTTTCGTTCTATATTTGTAATAACAGTAGGCACAGTGGAATTAGTATTTTTTAAGAAGGTAACAATTGATAAAACAGGATATTTTTCGTTATTACTAAAAGGAACGCCTTCGTCTCTGTCCCAATGTAGATTATGGTTAGTGATGTTATGCCTTTTAAACCAGAATTCTATAGATTCATCATTAATATGTTTATTTAATTGTTTAAATAGATGGTGTTTTGCAGTTTGAAAAACGAAGGTTTCCATATGACTGGTAATATTGTTAGAATCTAAACAATTTAATTGATGCGTTTTGTCCGAGTTATATATATGATCAAGTTCATGATAGAAACCATCAATAGAAGCTTTATTTATTTCAAAATTATATTTATTATACATAATTTATAATAATTATATTATTTAAATGTTTATTTATGAATATTAAAATTCAACATGTAAAAAGTATACCAATACATATCGTGTTCCGTTTTTCAAGGGTAGAACTTTATGTTTATGTCTATGTGTGTGTAAATTAAGAGAACCCGTGTTTAAATAATGGATACAGCCGTCTTCGTATTCAAGCTCTGCGCCCTGAAAATTATTATTTAATAATATACTCGCAGTAATATTAGATTTTTCACCGTCGTAATGGAAGTCTAATGATTGTTGTTCATGCTCTCCATATTTAACTATAAATAAATCTCGTATATCTATATTTTTAATAGAAACTGTATAACATAAGCCGATTTGTTTTTTAATTTCTGGCATAATACCATGTAAACAAAATGAAAATAGGCTTGGAATCTTTTCAATAGCAATATCATATGTGGGATAAAAGGAATGTCTTGTATTTTCCCAAACACTGTTGTTTTGTTTAATATATCTTTCAGATTCAAAAATCATCCATTTACACGTTAAATCATCAAGAAACTGGTGAATAATATGTCTTTGAAGAAATTTTTCTGTAAGAAGAGGGAGGCGCGGTTTATCGGATTGAGGTTGACTTTCACTGTGTGTTTTTACTTCATTTACACGGACATTATTTTTATTATTTAATTCATTCATATTGTTTGCCATATCACGAATGTTATTATCAAGTTTATTTTTAAGAGAATTAATAACATTTTCATTAAATGTAACGACTTCTTTATTAGATTTTAATTTAAAAATGGATGTATTTTCTATATGTGGTTCAATATACTGGTTAAATGTGGATAAATGAAATAGTTGTGGTCCATGTTGAATAGCATTATGTATAATTTTATTTTCAAATAGTGAAGAGGGACATGTTATATGTTTAATATTGTTATTTTGTTCTAGATAAAACATATTTTTGTCACTGTGTTGTTCAGTTTGTAACATAATGTCATAAGAAATATTCCTATTTTTAAGACGTTGAATGAGTAATACATTATCAAAAACGGGAACGAATTGTGGTTTTTTCTTTGAAACCTTAACAACTAATAATGACCGATCCAGTCTATTACAGTCGTTAATGATGTATTGTGTAGTTTTATTATTATAACAAAACATATCAAATCTTCCATGCAAAATATTTTTACCGAATGTTGTTGCATTATATATTTTTGGGAATGAAAGTGAAAAGTCTGTGAATTCGTATTGTTTTTCTTTATAATTATCTGGATTAACTTCCATAAAAAATGTTGGAGATGCATTGTTGTCATTCAGATATACAATGGTAGTGATGCAGTCATCGTCGTCATTATCATATTCGTTTTCAATATGTAAATCATTGCAACAATTATTCCGATGTTTCATCCAAAAACTAATAAAATGTTTTTCGCTGGGCTGTTCGTTCCATATTTTTGAAATATTGTGTTTTGCAATATCTACAATTAATGATTGTATAATGTCTTTATTGTTGTTGTTGTTATTGATTAAAAATTCTTCTTTTCCGTTCATAACATCACTGCATACATATAAGAATGAGAACAAATCCTTTTTTTTAATAGTGGGATGTTCATTCATGTTAATAATATCATAGTCAATAAACATACTTAAATAGTAAAAGGTGTTATTATTTAAGTATTTTATGTTGTTAATTATAGATGATTTTTTTAATAATGAAATAAGAAAAAATATACAAGAGCATTTTTTCCCTAGCGAGCGTACCAATAATATATGGGAATGGGGACATTCAAGTACTAATAACAGTTATGAGTATCCTTGGCTATACACAGACCTGATAGATAAAGATTATTTTAATAGTTATTTAAATAAAATTATAAGGGACAAATTGGTATTATGTTTAAATAGTATTTTTAAATCGCCAATTAAAGTATTAGATATGAAATTAGATCGGTTATATGGAAACGGTATGTATCATGGTGCTGAAGGATCTTTTCATACAGATAGCGATAATATAGAAAATGCGTACACATTTTTGTATTATGTAAATGAGTGTTGTAATGAAGAAAACGCAGATGAGGTAGGTGGATATTTTTATTATAAAGATAATAATGAAATAAAATGCGTAGAACCAATATGTAACAGGGCTATATTTTTTAACGGAAATATAATTCATAAAGCAAGTCCGTTTAATAAAAGCGTTAATAACTTGCGTGTTAGTATAGCATGGAAGTTTATTGACAATAAAAATCATATAAAGTCTTTATATGAAACTAATAAATGAATTTAAATTTTGAAATAAATAGTGTAGAGAATTTGGAAACATATGTGACCGTTGCATATAACGTATTAGAAGATACTGAAATAGAAAGAAGATTTGCAAGGAGTAGATATAAATTTGGTTCGAACACTGCATTTGGCGTTAGATGTCATGGATATACAAATAAAGAACTAGAAAACGTACTAAACATAATTTTGAAAAAATTTAATTATAAACAAATAGATATATCTAGTACTTACTTATTTGTTGATAAATATAAGCAAATATATCCTCATACAGATAATGAGAATTATAATAACAAACAGTTTGCAGCGGTTATTTATTTAAATGAAAGTGAAACTGTAGAGTCAGGTACAAATATATATAATGTGTTAAATACAGATACCTCTAAAAACAATATAAATAAAATGATAACGTCAGTTGAAATCAAAGGAGAAGTTAATAAAATGGTATTATATGATGGAGGAAAGTTTCACTCACCGGCAACCGGATATGGTGATAAATTGGACAATATACGTTTAGTAAAACCATTATTTATAGAAAGTGAACCGTTATTATCTAATAACAGTAATCATTTGCAACAGTGTTACGATAGTCATATGGAATATAAATTATTCGTATTAGATAATTATTATTTGAATGTAGATAAAGTGTATAGATTTTTTTATAAAAAAAATGCTTATATGAACATGAAAGAAAGAAATAAAAGAGACGAAATAGAGTTCAAATATAATAATTTATTAGAGAATGGGTATGTAAATAATAATATTCAAAATAATGTTGAAGTATTTGAACAAATTTTGTCCAAAGAAATAACTTCAATAACATCTTGTTTTTCGTATATAAATAATTCGCTTATTTTTGAAGAAAGAGAGGAGAATATATGGTATGGTTTAATATTTATTAATGATATATTTAATAGAAATAAATTGATAATAGATTGCAAAAATAATAATAAGGATATTTTGCATGCAAATAAGAATAGATTAATATTATTTAATAGTGTATTTAAAAGTAAATTAGAAGTATTTGATTATCTTTTTATTGAAGTAATTAAAATAAAAATTAAATAAAAACTACGATAAATATATATAATAGATGAGTAGTAATTTTTTTTATAAAGGGACAAATATAGATGAGATGTTTGACGGAAGTACAGGCGTTAAAGATCCTGAAACGCAAGGATATAATATTCCAGAATACAGTAAAAGTAGTAATGCATGGGAGATATATAAACCAACAGAAATGATAATTCCTTATTATTTAAATAATCAGTCAATATTAGATGATGGTTTGAAGGTTACAAATGTGCAAATAACAAGCAGTAATAATAATATACCTATTCCAGAATGGGCAAATGGAGTAAAAATACGTATGGTTGGTGAAAAAGGGGCTACGGGAGATATAGGAGATACAGGAGATACAGGAGATCTGGGAGATGTGATAGGTGATACTGGACAAGTAGGACAAGTTGGAGATACAGGAGATAACAATA